AGGTCTACATTGTCGATTGAATCTATAAGAATCTCGTACTTGTCCCAGTCATCCTTGGGGCGTTCCATCTTGCGTCTAGCCATCTCATTGAGGATGGTGTGATGAACCTCTATGGTCGCAGGATTGGCTTCCGACTTATGGACACGCTCATGTGACGCCTTGAGTTCCTCAGCGCTTAGATGAATTAACTTGGGAGCAATATCCGCCATGGATTAAGAATAGCGGATGGTATTACTACTCGGGTTTATTTCCTTTAAGGATGGTTGTAATCTCACTCATAATTTTTGCCTCATCTTCATCGGAGGCGCCAGTATCGGAAGTAAACTTAACTCCCTGTTCCCACTTGGAGTAAGCCTCTTGAATGGCTTTAAGTTTTTCTTGCCTACTCGTCATGTTCTAATTATACCCTAGTTTAGTTCTTTTTGCTAGGTGCTGGTTTTTCCCGAGGGGTGCCATCGTAAATCATTCCATCTCCATCATGGTCAATCGGACCCTCAAGAAGTCTCATGCCTTCAGCGGTCAATGCTTTAGAGTATTTGAAATTTTGACCGTACATCAAATTTTTACCTGCCCAATCTCTGTCCCCATCTTTATATCCGATGTTTGCGAATTCTGCGGGTAGTGGAAATCCATCTTCTTTCATGGATTTTACTGATTTGTACTCGACTTGCATAGATAAATCACCTTCAGGTGTTGCTTTATATCCGTCAAAGGCTCTAGCCATGATTGAATCAAACTCTGCTCTTTCGGGTGAATTTCTTTCAAAACGATTACCCGCACCCGCAATCAAAGTGGATAATGCCGATTCAGCGTGGTCAGGTGAACGCCAATCATAACCTGCTCGCGCCCAATGACGAGCGCCATCTTCGAGACCAGTTGTAACAACGATGCCATCTAAGCCTTGAGCGACATACCATGCTTCGGTTCTTTGGATAAACTCTTTTCCAAATCCTGTTCCCCGATTATCTTCATCCCAAATGTTAAGTACCTCATGTTCGACTAATAAAGCACCGTTTTTTTCAAAAAAAGTTCTTCCAAAGTCACCAATAGCCTCATTGTTTTCATCCAAAATGTTTCCCCTAATTGAAATACCGCTACCATCACTATCACCATATTCAACCTTGCTGGAAAATGTTCTTTCATTTCCGTCTCGGTCTACTCCAGTATGTTCAATATCAAAGACCTCTGCTAACCGCATAGTCACTTCTTCTGCGCCTAGGCGTTCTTCACCTCTTTCGTCTCTAATTTGAGACGCTAAATCATCACGATTATCTTCAATGTATTCATTCGTGATTAACTCCATCAGTTGTTCCTCAACACGAATTTTTTCATTTTCAGACATTTGAGAAATTTCATATTCGCGGTCTGTCATTTTTTCTTGTACTCTTTCTGAAAATATCCGATATAAAGCAGGATTATTTTCAACCAATAAACGGATTTCATAATCTTCAACTGGTGAAGGTGTAAGAGTATTTCTAATCTCATCGCCCGAGGGACCAACATCTTTCATAGATTCAATACGAGCACTTTGTTCGTCTGTGCGCCCCGTTGCCCAGTTGCCATGGCTTGACTGGTCCTCATGTCCCTCATGCTTAAATACGGGTTTTAACCCAAAGTCAAAATAAATTACTTTGAGGGTTTTGCTAACTTCGCCCAAATTTCTTTGGCGTAAGCGTCTATCTGTTCGTCTGTCATCTGTGACAAATCGGGCAGTTCTACTGCCTCGAGTTTTTTCGATGCCACCTGTACCTCCTGTCTGTATCTCTTTGAAGTTTGCTACATCCCAAATTGAGATTTGGTCGCGGTCACGACCCCGAGAAGTAGCCTCATTCTCGTCCATGATGTTTTCGGAAACATCAAGGTAAACTTGTCCATCGTCCTGATTATGCCATAAACCGAGGTAGTTTTTCCCCGTTGCGAGGTCGGCTTTATTGCGTTTCATGTAGGAAGAAAGAATCTCAGCGCCCTTGGTTTCATCAAAGAAATCGTCAGCCTTGACTATCGCCGCGTATTTCTTGCCCTTAGCGACCATAAAGCCCTTTGTAGGCTCCGAGCCATCCTTTAGATTGACCGAGAGACCACCGTTCTCCTTGACCCGTTCTAGGGTCGAGCGGACTATCTCAGGGGCTACCTCGATACCTCTAGCCCAGTTGCCATGCTCTGACTGGTCATGCTCGCCGTGTTTGGCTACATCTTTGGCTCGGGTTATCTCAATGCCATCAAGGGTGTCAGTTATGAATCTACTCATTTGTCCATCCTTTGAAAGACTGCCACTCTAGCCTCAGTTCCGACATCTGTTTTATATCCAAGAAATTTTAGAGGTGTATCTCGGGGAAGTAAAATTTCTTGTTCTCTGTTTCTTGTATCAGTTTCTCTATTGGAAAGTTTTGCCCACATATCAACGGCAAAACCTTTACCGCTTTTACTTGCGTTAGGTAAAATTACGGCTACGGTGTCGTCAGTTGAATCTTTAATCGAACCCAACTGCTCTCGAGTAAATGTATCCACGGTTAGGTTTGCTCTTGTTGTTGATAGGTAACCTCTATCTGTAACTATGTCGCCTTCTTTCATTCCCTCTAAAACATTGTTGCTCATGGCGCGATATAAATTTTTGTCACCAAATAAAACTGGTGCGTCACCTATGGTTTTGTCCAAGGAAATAATTCTGTCTGTAAATTCATCATCGTTATAGGGAAATTCTTTTACTTCCAAAACATAACTATCTATTTCGTCTCTATGAACCCTCGCATAGTTATCGTAAGCCGTTTCTACTTCAGGTGGGGTTAATTCATAATTATCAGGAAAATCATTTTTTTCCCTAAATTCTTGTTCTGCTCTTTCTCCTGTGCTGGTTGAAGTTTCCGAAAGATATTCTATTCTTTCTTCTTGAGAAATTTCGTATAAAGAACTTCCTGCTCTTAACATAGAATTTATGCCTTTGTAACCCTCGCTTGTATAATCCTCTATTGCTCCAATTTCTTCATCGCTTATTCCAACAGTATTACCCTCTTTATCTACACCATACTTTTCGGAATAAGTGCTATATGCCGCATCATAATCTTTTTCATCATCAAAATCGCCCTGACCCGTAGCCCAAGACCCATGACTTGATTGGTCATGCTCGCCGTGTTTGCCTACATCTTCGGCTTCATCATGGATAAAAGGCATATTATTGAAAAGATTAAAGAAATCATTTCCATAACTTTTTGCTTTTTGAACTGTGTGCGGCTCGACCATTTTTACCTCTATGACTGTAAACTCTCTGCCTTCTTGCTTAGTCCAACTTGATAACCCCTTGCCGTTTCTATCTTGAGTCAATTTGAAAGTAGGAGTTTCCAAAGATTTGTAGTTGCCATTTGAGACTGCTTCCCATGCTGTTTTTGCTTGCTCGGGAGTAAACCTTGTTTTGTCGTATGTGGCAATCTGATAGGTGTCAGGATATTCAGCGTCTCCAGGCGTAAATCTAGGCTCAAATATACTTCGGCTCCAATAAGGGGTGGCAACTTTATTAACAGAAACAACTTCAAATTTTCCGCTTGTAATTACTTCGTGGTCTTGAGGATAGGTGCTATTTTCTTTTTTAAGGGCAACTCCCTTAGCGCCTTCCTGAATTTTCATAACAACGCTATTTTTACCAACTCCAGGCGTATCTGCCGCATACCAAGTAGCAACTCCAAGAGAGCGAGAAGTTGATACTAATGGCATATCAAAGGTATCCCCAGGCTTAGTTGAAAGCAACGCATCTAAACTTGCTTGGTCTTGTGGGTCGCTTGATTCAGTCATTCCTCGGTATAACGCTGGTTGAGGTTTGCCGTTTGCGATTGCATTTAGCATCCCCTTTGCCTCATCACGGCTTGGTTTACCCCAGCCTCTATCCATCATGTAATTCAAATATCCACCTTCGTCAAAAGGTGTTTTGGGAACTTCAAGACCTAATTCTTCGCAAGCATATTTTCTAAATAAAGCAATAAAGTTTTGTCCATCGGGACCGTGTTCCCACGCTTCCCACGATTTAGGTGTCATTCCTCCAGCATTGCGAGGACTTTCAGGGACGGAACCTGTTGGGTTCCAATCCGCTAACTCTGCACCAGTAGCCCATGAACCGTGGCTGGATTGGTCGTGGTCACCGTGTTTGAGAACTGGTTTATATCCGACTGGAAATGCGATTGTTATGCTCATCGCTTTCTTCTTTCGGGTGGAATAATTACCATGGTACAACGGCAATTAGGATGAACTCTGCCTGGGGTTTCATGACCGCTAGAAAAAGTTTCATTCCAAGGAACTATCTCGCCATCTAGTTCAGTACAGATAGGGCAAGTGCGTTCATCTTGAGCAATGACCCACATCTTTTGTGATTCAACATCTACATAGCCTTGCTCAGACGCTTGATTCCATCCCTCTTGGCGTCCCTCATTTTGAGCAATCTGAATCTCTGTACGAGCAATCATGGTGGCTCTTTTACTCTTTAGAGAATCTGAATAACGGGTAGCGCGTTCGGTGGCGCGAGCGCGAGCGGTTGCTTCTTTTAATCCGCTACGAACTAAGCGAGCAAACTCTTTCTTCTCAAAAGTTGTGACAGCATCAGCCCACCGAGGATGTAGACCGACAACATTTTTAATTCTTTTAGCGGTTGCTCTGTAATCCATACCTTCGTTGAAAGCGTCAATAATTGCTTTACGGATAGAGTCTCGGGTAACTGCGTCAATAAAGGTAACCAGTTCTCCAGCGCGTCTTTGAGCAAAGGCTAAAGAGTTTGGATTTGTTTTATTAAATGACATTGTGAATTCAACCTTAGGAGGCTTAGGTTTTGCCCAATCAGGAATCTGTGTGAACTCCATGTTAGCCATAGGTCTTTTATTAGCAATAGGAACTGGCTTAGGTGAGAAAGATGGTAAGGCTAACTTGGGGGCGATACTCTTAATTTGTTTGATGGCATCTTTACCGCCAATCTCAATAGAGGCGATGAGTGTCTCTTGAATCCTTTTCTGATTGGCAATAGTTATTGTTTGCAGTAAGCGCTCTAAAGTTTCGGGATTCATGTTGCGAAGCAAAGCCTCAAGTTGGCGCATAGATATTTTATCCGTGGCTCGTTGAATAGATTCGTAAAGTGTACGAGCAAGTTCTTGTTCTTGAGGTGTCAGCGGAACTCTTTTGTTTCGCGCCTTCTCAAATGGATGAACGAAATGTAATGCCATTGCTAACCAACTTCAGGGGGTTGCGGAGCCTCCGTAGTTGGAGCAGGTGGTAATTCTTCCTCGCCCGATGTCGCTGGTTCTTCAGGCATAGGAGGCATCCCTGCGCCTTCAGGCATAGGAGGCATACCAAAATTCTGTCCATCATGTTCAGCAGGTGGTAATCCAGCCAAGTCGCGTAGATACTCTTCCAACTTAGGGTCAGGAACTATTGCGCCTGTTTGTACCAAGTTGCCTACGAATCCAGCAATCTCATTCAAATCAACATGGCTTACTTCGCCATAAGTTAGATAAGGAGCGCGGGATACATCCATGCCATTAAGTTTTAATAAGCGAGGAATAGCGTGTTGGTTCATAACCTCAGCGATATTTTTAGCGATTGAATCAACTGACATTGACCATAAATCCATCTTGGAAGTTCCAAGGGCATAGGAGCCAACTCGGTCAGAGCCAAGAAGAATAAAGTCAGAAAGGATTGACATTGCGATTCTTTGGTCATAGCGCTGGATAACTTTGTCTGTATCAAACTGACGAGAACCGCCTGAAGATAAAAGAACTAAATCAAATACTTTGTGTCCTTGGTCATCGTACATAGAGGGCATAACAATTCCCTCTTGCTCATTACGCTTAATTGAGGTGACGATATTTTGGATTGATGCGAGAACTGAGGCTTGCTCCGCTGTTGCTGTTGATGAAAGAAACTCAGGTGGTACATAAGCAACTGGCAAACCTGCTAAGTCACGCTCGATACCGATTGCTTCAATCTCTTCAATACGGCGCTTGAAGTACCAAGAGCGGTAAGCGTTACGAAGGATAGAGCGACCTTCAGGGTTATTCTTTTGTGAACTGGTACGGAATAGCAAAGCCTTCTCGATTGGAATTTCATGGATACCGCCCGAGGATGGGTCTACTTGAACCATTCCTTGAATACCGCCATCTTCATCCATCATCCATCGGAATAAAGTTTCTTGGGCGCGAATAGGCATCTTGCGCCAACCAATACGACCA